GCCTGTTCTCAGGCTCGCCAGAAGCGCATTCGATGGCATCTTGAACATCTTCGGGCGAATCGGTGAAGCCGTGAAGGCGCCATTCAATGCGGCGTCCAATGTGATCAAGTCAATCTTCCGCAATATCCTGACCTTCCTTGTCAATAGCCTGAACACCTGGATCAATCGCGTCAACTTCGCCATCGGCATCGCCAACCGCCTGCCGGCTGTGAACATCCCACGCGTGCCAAGCGTGTCCGTACCTGAGTTCGCCCAGGGCGGTGTTGTCGGTGGCCCGACACTGGCGATGGTTGGCGAAGGCGGTGAACGTGAATACATCGTCCCTGAGAGCAAGATGGCCAGGGCTTCGGCCAACTACCTTGCCGGGATGAGAGGCCGCGCTGTGATCCCTGCCTTCGCCGAAGGTGGCGTTGTCGGCCCTGGCGGTGGTGGCGGTGCCGCTAACACCACAGTGCAGATCACGACCGGGCCAGTGCTGCAGCAAGATGGCCAGCGCTATGTCACCGTCGGCGACCTAGAGCGTGCGCTGCAGGACTTCGGAAGCCAGATCTTCCGCAATAGCCGCACCTATGGCGGCAGGCGTTATCAGGGTGCCTACTGATGAGCAACAGGGCTCAGGCGCAGTACCTGCGAATCTATGATTCAGGCAGCACCTACGTGCGTTGGCAGACCTATTACGTCAACCAGACCGTGACACTGGACGCTGCGAGCTGGGACTACATGCCATTCAGTGCCAGCGGCATCGTTGAGTCAGGCGCCAGTGGCGGCAAGTCCGTGAGCATCACGGTGCCGGCCACCAACAGCGTTGTCGAGGCATTTGAGGCTGCCCTGGCGAATGGCCGCTTCTGTGAGCTGAAGGTCTATGAGTTCGACAGCCGGCTTGATAACACCGAGCCGCAGTCAGGCCAGAATCTGATCGCCAGCTATGCAGCTGAGGTGATCGAGGTCTCAGGTTCGTTCACCAGGCTCGATGTCAGGCTTGGCAGTAGCCTGTCACCAGTAGGCGCGCAGGTGCCACCTCGTAAGTTCACCAGTCTCCTGATCGGATCACCGCTGCGGCTATGACCATCAGCATCTCCGATCCGCTGACGCTGTTCCCGTATCAGGCGGGTCTGACGGATCCGCCATTGGTGGAGGCTGCAGCCAAGGCGGCCAATGATCTAGCTACAACACAGAGGGCCTACAAGATCGGCGATCCGGTGCCGATCGTGTTCTGTCGTCGTGTTGATGGCAATGGTGGCGTGCTGGTGAGCCCTGGCGCGACTGAAGGCCGATGGGAGAACGATGGCACGACCAATGAGCTGACGGTCAGCTTGATGGTTGTGTTGAGCGAAGGCGAGCTGGCGACCATCCCGATCAAGGATTGCTTTGTTGGCCCATGTCGCCAGGGCACTTGGGCGCAGACATATGACCGTCGTGCTGGCAGCTGGACGCCTGGGAATTATCTGACGACGGTCTCAGGCAAGCAGCCATGGACGGCACCCTATTACTGCGGCACGTCAGGCAGCTACGACAACATGACGACGCTGAGCTGCGTCAATAGCTACATCGACGGCAGCCAGCGATCTGGCCATCAGCTCCATGTCTTCGTGCGTTCTGGCATGGAGGTGACGCGGATCATCGATAGCACTGCTGGGCCAAGCAACAACGTGGTCGATCTTGCGCTGTATCTGATGGACGCATCAGGGCGTGTGCCGAGCGGTTTGATCGATACGACGCAGATGCTGGCCGCGGCCAACTTCACTGAGGCCAATGACCTGCACTTCAATGGTGTCTATGAGGACAGCCGGAATCTGGATGATTGGCTTGAGGAAATCAGCAATGACTTTCTGTTGCGGCTGACGGAGAAGAACGGGAAGTTTGGATTCAGGCCGAGGTTGCCGGTGAATGTTGATCATACGATCAACACAGGCGTGATCGATTGGGAGTTTACGTTCACTGAAGATCATCTGCTGCCGGATGGCTTCGATATCCAGTACGTGCCACTAACTGATCGTCAGCCGGTTTGCCTGCAGATGATGTGGCGTCAGCAGCCTGAGTCTGACATCGGCTTTCCGCGCACCACTGAGATCAGGTTCAACGGTGAGGCAACTGATGGCCCGTTTGAGCAGTATGACCTGAGTGGATTCTGCACAAGCGAGAACCATGCGGTGAAGGTCGGGGCATTCCGCCTGGCCAGACGCAAGCTGATCACGCACACACTCAGACTCAAGGTCAGGCCTGCGAGCTACAACAGCAGCCTCGCCCTGGGCGACATCGTGCGCGTGCGGCTGCGACGTGAAACAGCCACGACAGCACTCAATTATCACGATTACTTGTATGAGGTAGAGCGGATCGAGAAGACCGCCAGCGGCGCCTGTGTGTTCGATCTGACGCATTATCCGATCGACAGCCAAGGTCGCAGCCTGGTGGCGTTAGCTGTTGATGCTGCTGTGGGGCCTGGCGTGACGTTGGATCCCGGTCGTGATGATTACAGCTGCGATGACAACTCAGCGACGGATGACACTGGGCTACCGGATACCGGCATTGATTATCCGGCATTCCCTGAGACGCCAACCTCGACCGATACCGATGTTGTCTTAGATCAACCTGAAGGCGTTGTCTTAGATCAACCTGAAGGCGTTGTAGCGGGCACAGGAGGAACTGGTGGTTCAAGCCCTGTCGGTCCTGCGGTGACACCAACACCTGGCCAGCCTATCGGCGATGCTGACAATCCAGTTGATCCATTTGAGCAAACCTTGGATGGAGTGATGGCGATCTTGCAGCGCCTGCGCCAGGTGACACCCTTGCGGTCTCTGAAGCCGATTTGGGCTGCGATGGCCAAGTGTGCTGGAAGAAAGTCGACAAGACGACATTCGAGGAGTTTGATATTTCTTGTCAAGATCAAGCCATCTCTGGCGCCTATACCCTGTCTATCACTACAGCAGAGATTGATTACTACATCGTGGCGGTTGGACGCTGCAAAGATCCCGGATCGCCTGATGGCTTTGGATCTGAGTTTGTGCTGGGTCAGACTGCAGCCGTGCTGCCGCCGGCTGTTCCATCCTGCGGCGATTTGGTCAGCGTCACTATCAAGTGGAAGATGTCGATCGCTGGATACACAGGTGCCTGTGTGCCAGATACGGACCTCTGTTTTGGATTCGGCGGCAATCAATACAGCAAGACGATCACAGGCGTCCCTCGCGGCACTCAGATCGACTTCGGCGGACAGATCAATGCTGGGGCAGGTACATGCGCTGACAAGATCAACGCTGCAATCAGCTACTGGAAGTGCAGCGGTGGTGTTGCTACATATGTCACCGAAGCTCTCGGCACCCCTGGCTGTTCATACAACGTCAGCGCCGGATATACGCAAACGCCATATGACTACGAAGCCATTGGCGATGTGACATACATCGGACCCTGATCATGGCCACCTTCCCATCGTTACAACCTGCCTCTCGCACCTACACACCTGGCACCAATGCCAGTACGGAGTTCGCTGTGCTCGATGGCTATGAGTCCAGCGTGCGTCACAGCAACGCCTCTGTCGGCCATGTGCTGCGCATGACCTTTAGGCGGTTGACGTCAGCAGAGCGGTTCAGTCTTGTCAGTCACTATGCGCTGCACGGCATCTTCGAGCCGTTTGACCTTGATAGCGCCACGCTGATCGCCACCAACCTGACCTTCCCGTCGGGTTACCTCTGGCGGTACCTGTCGCCACCGCAGCTTGATCAGACCTGTGACGTCACCGATGCCACAGTAGAGCTGCAGCTCCTGCCGCCGTACCTGATATGATCGCGTTCCCGGACATCCTGCCTGACAATTTCGCCTCATCCAAGCAGCCGGCAGTCATCGATCTTTCACCGTGCCACCCAGCCTCTGGAATGGCGCTGACGTCATCCCCGCCGATGGCCTGTATCGCTATGGCGCCAAGCTTGAGGAGCAGCAGCGCGGGATTTACACAGACATGACGGTCGAGCTGGTGGCATTGATCGGCAACTTCCTGCTGTATGACCTGATCGGTGAACCGGCCACCCTTGGCGCTGAAGAATCGTTCACGTCCTATGCCATGACCGGCACCGCTCCGTTCATCCTTGATGGCGATGATGCAGATCCTGCTGAGGTTGCCACCCTTATCATCAAGGCTGGAGGCGCTGAGTCATGACTGCAACCACCATCCGCGTGCAGATGGCGCAGCGGTCTGACACCGCGGCCAACTGGACATCAGCTAACCCTGTGCTGCTTGCGGGTGAACTGGGTCATGAGAGCGACACCGACAAGCTGAAGATCGGGGATGGCAGCACCAACTGGACGGGGTTGACCTATCTACCGATTGATGGCACCTGGACGGGCGACACGATCGCTGTGGCCTATGGCGGCACCGGCCAGACCAGCTACACCAACGGCCAGCTGCTGATCGGCAACAGCACCGGCAACACGTTGGCAAAGGCCACGCTTACGGGGGGCACCGGCATCGCTGTGACCAATGGCGCAGGCTCAATCACGCTTGCCATTGATTCCGACACAGCCATCGCCGACATCACCACCACGGCCACTAGCGGCACGCTGCCAACGGCTGATGGCTCGGTGACGATCGCGGACGCCACGACCCCAACGGTGACGGAACTGCTGGAGTATTGCGTGGAGCTTGAAGCAAAGCTGGAGGCTGCGTTGGCAGCGCTGCGGACCGTTGGCGTGATCGCCACTTAGATACAGTGGTTGGGTAGCACGCCACGGCGGCCCGTGATCGAGATCTACGCAGCGATCCTCGGCGCGTCCATCGGCATTGCTGGCATGTCGGTATCCGGCTTCACAAAGCGCACATCAGAGTCGCGTGAAGCAGTGATCAGGCTGACTGCAGCAGTCGAGTCAATTGCTGGAAAATTGGAGGAGTTGCATCAGGACATGAAGGAAGATCGAAGGACGATCTACACTCGCCTTAACGAACATGCCAACAGGATCACATTGCTTGAGAGCAAGGACCGCTAACCTCAAGGGGAGGACACTCTATGCCTACCATGCACCTCGAAGAGATCCTGGCCAGCCCGATCACCTGGATCGTTGTGGCCGCTGCGTCTGAGATCATCGCACTGTCGCCCCTCAAGGACAACAGCGTGATCCAGATCGTATTTCACGCACTGCGCAGCCTGAAGCAAAAAAAGGGCTGATCCCTGCTGATGGCCGCTGGCTGTGGCGATTCAGCACACGCTCAGGCTGGGCGGATGTGCAGCGCCTGATTGATCGCCGCAAGTTTGAGGCCACACTGAAGCCACGTCTTGACGCTGAGATCGAGGCTTGGCACAAGGCACAACCTGAAGCAATGCCGCCACCACTGCGGCTTGATGACCTGCACCTAAGAGCACCTTGGTATGAGCCCGACAAGCCCGATCCGACTGATTGACCTGTTTCGGTATTACAAGCGGCTGGGGCATCAGGATGCCGCGATCGAGGAACTGGAGCAGGCCATCAACAAAGCATCGCCTGATCTGCTGAACCGTGGTCAAGACTGGTATGGCACTTGGGCATCGGCCGTGGAGGCACCGAAGCCACAGTGGCCACTGACGAAGGCTGAGATGGCTCAGATCATGCTGTGCAAGCCAGAGGCGTTGCCTGATGGCCTGATGGATGACCTGGCACGATGCTGCGAGGTGTTCAAGATCGACACCCGCACGGAGCTAGCGTTCTTTCTTGGCCAGTGTGGCCATGAATCAGCCGGGTTGCGGTATCCGGTCGAGATCCATGACGGCAGCAACTACGAAGGCCGGCAGGACCTGGGGAACGTGCATCCTGGCGATGGCGTGAAGTTTGCTGGCACCGGCTGGCTGCAATGCACCGGCCGATACAACCATCAGCGCTTCAGTGATTACCTGTCGAGCATCGGCAAGCCTGACCCGAAGGTGATGAACCTGGGCAAGACCTACACCAGCGAGGCGTACCCATGGACGATTTCAGGATTCTGGTGGCACGACAACAAGATGAAGCGACTGATTCAGCAAGGCGCAAGCGTTGATCAGGTAGGCGCTCGGGTCAATGGCCGGATGCCGCCCAATGGCGCACAGGATCGCCGTGACTACACAAGCAGGGCGTTCAAGGTGCTCGGGGTCTAGAGCCGCCGTTGAGACCTTCTGATGGCGAGCTGTAGCGCCTGCTCATAGAACACCCTGGCCTGCCATTCCTGCCGGTGTTCTTTGACCATCCCGGCGTACATCACACGCCAGATCTTCCCGTCTTTGGTGTCGATT